ACTCTTTATTTTAACATTCCAAATTTTAGTAATTACACAGTATCTAAAGTGGCTTTAGGAGCAGGTACTAATTGGGTTGCGACATCTAACTATGGTAGTGAGGATAACTTAATTGAGATTGTAATTGATGAATGGGTAGCCACAGGAGGTGGAGGTGCTAAATCATCATCCTCTACTTCTCCTTACAGATATATGAAACTATTAATAATCAATAACACTACTTTAGAACAAACAGAAATTAGGATTCAACAAACACCAAATAACATATAAATATGAATGATATAAAATATGCTATTGATATACTAAGGACCAATGACTTTTATGGTGGTGGTGATAATATAGAGATAGCTAAAGGGAAGTACCAAATGATTTCTAATTGGAATGATGCAAAAACAAAAATTAAACGAATACTAAAATCTAAAAAATAATGAAGGAAGTAAAAGTAAAAATGACTGTTGATTCTACTCAGGCACAAGAAGGTGTAGACAATGTTACAGGTTCAGTAGATAAGTTATCGGGTGGTGCAGCAACTATGTTTAAATCATTTACTGCAGGATTAAAGTCTATAGCAGCAGGATTTAGAACTGTTGGAGGAGCTATTGCTTTGTCAGGATTAGGTTTGTTGGTGATAACTATAGGAGCTATTAGTGCAGCTTTCAAAGGTTCAGAGGAAGGGCAAAATAAGTTCGCTAAAATAATGGGGGTTATTGGTGCAGTAACAGGTAACCTTGTTGATGTACTTGCTGATTTAGGTGATTTATTAATTGATGCATTTGAGAATCCACAACAATCTTTGAAGTCATTTGGTAAACTAATAAAGGATAATGTAGTTAATAGATTTGAAGGTCTGTTAGAATTACTACCTCAACTTGGTAAAGCTATTGGATTATTGTTTGAAGGTGAATTTACTGAAGCAGGTAAGGTAGCAGGTAATGCTATGGGGAAAGTTGCTTTAGGTGTAGAGGATGTTACAGGTAAGTTTAAGGACGCTACTAATGCAGTTGGTGATTTTATAGAGCAGAATAAAACAGAGGCAGCACAGGCAGCTAAGGTTGCTGATATGAGAGCTAAAGCTGATAAGGTTGAGAGAGGTTTATTAGTTAGGAGAGCTAAAGCTGAAAGAGAGATTGCAGAATTAAGAGTTAAAGCAAAAGATGTAAACAATACTACTGCAAAAGAAAGGGAGGAAGCATTAAAAAAGGTAATGAAATTACAAGACTCTTTGATAGGGAGTGAGCAAGAGGTAGCTAATCTAAGGAGAGATGCACAGACATTTGAGAATAGTTTTGCACGTTCTACTAAAGAGAATTTAGAAACAGAAGAGAGATTAAAAGCTGAAGCTATAGCAGTTGAAACAAGGAGGTTGAATCAGAAAAGGACCATACAGAGAGAATTATCTACTGCTGAGAATGAGATTGCAAGAGAAGAGAAGGAGAAGCAAAAGGTAAAAGAGGAGGAGCAAAAGGTAAAAGATGAAGCTGAGAAAGTTAGGTTAAAAGCATTGTCTGATTACAAAAACGCATTAAAGAAAAAGAATGAAGATTTAGATGCTACAACTGAAGAGGAGAAATTAGAGCTTGAAAGAACAAGAGCAGAAGAGGAATTAAAAAGATTGATTGGTACTGATGAGGAAAAGAGAGAAGCACTTCTATTACTTAATGAATTTTACGACCAAAAAGAAGATGAGTTAGCTAACAAAAGAAGTGAGGAGAAATCAAAGAGAGATGAAGATGATGCTAAAAAAGAAATAGATACTGCAAAGAAAGTAGCAGATGCAAAGAAAGGAATACAAGACGCTACACTAAACACTATTAGTGGGGGTATTAGTTTACTTAAGAAATTAGGTGAGGACTCAAAAGCACTTCAAGCTACTGCACTTATAGCAGAGGCAGGTGTAGGTGTTGCCAAGATGATAATAGGTAAGAATACTGCTGATTTAGCTGATACTGCTCACGCTGCAACTTTAGGTCCTGTAGCAGGTCCTGCATACTTAACAAGTAAGTTGGTACTAAACAAAGTTAATTTAGGGATAGGGTTAGCGTCAACTGCGTTAGCAACTACCAAAGGACTACAGGCTTTAGGTAAAGGAGGCTCAGTAGATAGAGGGGATGATTCACAGGGAGGTGGGAGTGGTGCTTCTGCTCCATCATTTAACTTAGTTGAAGGTTCAGAAGGTAATCAAATACAGAATAGTATTCAGAATGTTAATGAAACTCCATTGAGAGCTTATGTAGTTGCTCAAGATGTAACTTCACAACAATCTTTAGACAGACAAATTGAATCAAATAGTGGGATATAAAATAAAGAAGCTATTACTAATAATATATAACTAAGGGCTACCCCCAATGGCACCCCGTAAACCCTCAAAAAAATGGTATCAAAATCGGTAAAAATCTGAAAAATTACCAAAAATGATACCTTTTGTTAACATAATTTTAACACAATTTAAGAGGGGGTAATAACAATAATTAATAAAAAACGTTATCTTAATATATGAAAACATTTAATGCAAAGTTTAAAAAAGGTGGGAAGGGAGTTTTTGCTATTAGCTTAGTAAAGACACCTGCGACTGAAGAAACATTTATTGCTATGTCAGCTCAAGAGGAGTTGATTAAGATGGCAAAGGTAAACGAAGAGCAAAGAATAGTAATGGGGTTGGTCCTTCAGCCTGAACAGTTGATATTAAGACAGGACCCTGAGAGTGGAGAGAAGTTCAATATAGTTTTCTCTGCCGATACAATTAAGGAATTATCACACAATTTCTTTAAGTCAGGATTTCAATTAAATTCAAAGTTGGAACATAACAGTCCGATAAAAGATGTGACGTTTGTTGAAAGTTGGATAGTTGAAAATTCTGAAATAGATAAGAGTGCGAACTTTGGGATGAGTTTTCCGAAGGGGAGTTGGATAGCAACAATGAAAGTTGACAATGATGACATTTGGAATAACTATGTTAAGACAGGTGAAGTTGAAGGATTCTCAGTTGATGCTATGGTAGATTTAGAAGAAATTAATTTAAAAGCAGAATTAAAAATGAGTGAGAACAAAAGTATTATAACGATGCTAAAGGAAATCATTTCAGGTGCTGAGAAAGTTGAAGAGACTGTTGAAGTTGCATTAGGTAGTGTAAAGTCAGGGGATTTAGACATTCAGTTTGAAGGTGATAATCTTGAAGTAGGAACTTCTGTGTTTGTAATGAACGAGGAAGAAAAAGTAGCTTTGCCTGATGGAAGTTACGATATTGATGGAGCAGGTACTATCGAAGTAAAAGATGGTTCTGTAGAGTCAATGGGTGAAGCTAAGTCAGAAGAGCCTGAAGCTGAGGTTGAAGCTGAAGAGCAAAAGGAAGAGTTAGAATCTGATGAAGTAGTAGCTGAAGAGGTTGTTACAGAAGAGACTGACGCTCCAAGTAATGAGTTAGACACTATTAAGTCTATCTTAGAAGAGATGTTTCAAGCTTACGCTGAGAAAATGGAAGTACAAATGAGTGCTATTAAAGCTGATTTTGATACTAAGATGTCAGTAGTTACTGAAAAGAATGAGGAATTGAAGTCTGAATTAGTAGTGTTGTCTAAGACACCTGCTTCTAAAGCAATCAAATCTGTACCTACTCAAGTAGCATTGACAAAACAAGAGAGAATTTTAAATGTGATTAAGAGTCACGACCAAAACAAATAGTTTAATTAATTAAATAAATATAGTAAAAATGGCAATAACAAGTAATTATGCAGGTTTCGAAGCTACAAACATTATGCTTCAAGCTCAAAAAGAGGAAGATACTTTAAGATTAGGTCTTATTTCAGTAGTTCCAAACGTAGGGTATAAATTAAACCTTAGAAATTTAGATGTAACTTTAGGAGTTGTAGACTACAGTTGTGGTACTACTCCTGCTACAGATGCAGTAAACTATGAAGAGAAAGTTCTTACATTAGACAAGTTCAAAAATGAATTTGAAATTTGTAAAGAAGATTTCAGACCAACGTGGTCAGGTGAGTCAATGGGTGCTTCTGCATTTAATGACCAAACTCCTGCTGAGATTTCTCAAGCAATCGTAGCTTCTACTTCAAGTAAATTAGCTCAATGGTTTGAAGGACAGATTTGGAATGGAACAGGTGCTTCAGGACAAATGAACGGATTAGTAACTCAGTTCGCTGCTGATTCTGATGTAATTAAAGCTAACAATGGTATTACTGCTATCGGTGCAGCTATTACTAAAGCAAACGTATCTGATGCATTTGATGCTGCTACTGCTGCTATGCCTTACTCTCTAAGACGTAAGAATGTAAACTTTATTGTTTCTCCTGACGTAGCTGATGCTTACACTAAATTCTTAATTGAAAATGGTTCTGCAAATGGTTTAGGTGGAGACGCTAACACATCTATGGTGTATGGACGTTATAACATCCAAACTGTAAACGGATTAGCTGACAACACTATCATCATTTTTGAGAAAGAGAACATAACTTTAGGTCTTGGACTTGCTAATGATGCTGATTCTATCCGAGTTAAAGATATGGATGAGGTTGATTTGAGTGGGAATGTATTGTACAAATCAGTATTTGGTGGTGCAGTAGGATATTCTTACGGAAATGAAATCGTATTCTTACTGTCAACTACGGCATAAGAAAAGAAGTAAAAGAGTTAGGGGGGTGATTAATCTCATCCCCTTATATTAATAATTTTAAAAAAACACATAATAATTATGGCGTGTAATATAAATAATGGGCGTGATAGAGCGTGTAAAGAAGGGCTTGGAGGAGCTTCTACTTTATATCTTTATAACGAATTAGCTGATGCTTTTACTGTTTCAAATGGTGAAGCTACTGCTATGAACATTTTGCTTACAGAGGCGTGGGCTTTTCCTTTAGAGGGAGATGGAAACACCTTAGAGCAATCAATGGTATCTGATAGAAATACAGGGACCAAAGTAAATACTCAGACGTTAACTGTTGTTCTTAAGAATATGGATGCAGCTTCTAACGCTCAATTCAATTTAATGGCAGCAGGTTATCCTCAAGCAGTAGTGGTAGACAGAAATGGAAATCATCACGCATTAGGATTAGATGATGGAATAGATTTTACAGTAGTATCAACAACAGGTGGTGCTAAGACTGATGGCAATATGTACACTTTAACAGGTGTATCTACTGTGGCAGATTTAGCTCCTATCTTAGATGCATCAACTATAACTGCTTTTGAAGCAATCGTAGAAGATAACGTATAAGAAATAAAGATTAACTTTATATTGGACCTCTATACTTAATTGTGTAGGGGTTTTTTATTATACCTAAATGTTAAAGTTTTGTTAAAATTAGATATAAAATTAGGATTACATTTATATAAAGTTGTATGTTTGCAGAGTAATTAAAAACAAAAACTTAGAAATTATGAAAGCAATAAAATTAACAGACGAACAGTTTAAAAGAAGTTTAAAGGGTAATGTTGAACACTTATGGGTTTATAACAAAAAAATTAACGATAAGAAAATACACAACAATAGTTTTTCTCTGAATCAATGGAAAGGTAAGCCTCAAATGTGCGTAGTTATTGATGATGACAAAAATATACAAGATTATCAATTAGAGAAAATATTTGGTAAAGGCTCTTTTATCAATGGAGCAGTTTCCCCTTGTGATAAAGAACAAATGGTTTACGACTGCTATTATATTAAATTAAAGAACTAAAACAATCGGGGGTGTAAAAACCCCTTTATAAACCTTAGAAATTATGAAAACAGACAAATTTATCATTCAAGAATTACAACAGACATTAGCAAAGCTACCAACAGATAGTGCAGCATCAAGTTTGATATGGAAAGAAATAGTTAGATTAAAATTAAAAACTTTTGATAATAAATAAATCCAATAACAATATCAAATCATCTTGCGTTATAATTAATATAAAGAAATAATAAATGACAATAGTAAATCCAAACAATACAACTCACACTATATCTGTAGTTCCAAGATTTGATGTAATTTCACCTTTGAGTGAGACATCTGATTTTGTGAATAGAGTTATATCTGATGGAGGTGTTATGGAGAGTGAAGCGTGTTTACTCCCTATTGTACAAACTGACTTTTTAACTGTAGTTATTACTGATAGCTTCAAGGACCTATCTACTGAAGTGGATAATGTTTTTGATGTATTAAAAGGTAAGTTAGTTATTGCTTTTGATTATAATTTTAGAAGTGAGAGTAGATATAAAACAACTATCACTTACACCAATACAGGAGAGGTTATTTATAGAGGGATTTTAGTTTCTACAACTCAGGATTCACAAGAATACCTGCTAACTAAAGATAAATTTTATTACTAAGATATGGATATTAAATTAATAACACTTTCAAGCTATGTGCGACCTAATGTGCAAGAGGATAAGTCAAATGATTGGGTTTTAAATGGTAAAGACAATAGTTTTTATGATTATATAGTTAAAAGAAACAATGGCTCACCTACTAACGCATCTATTAATAAATCTTACGTAACCCTCGCTTATGGTAAGGGTTTAGGGTTTACAAATAATGTTAGTGACTCAGTTGTTAATGATTGGGCGATGTTACAATCCATTTTAAGACCAAGAGACTTAAGAAAGATGGTGCAGGATGCTCAGATATTTGGAGAGTTTTCTTTTCAAGTTATAAAGAATAGAGATGGTAGTTTGAACTCTTTAATTCATTTACCTAAGCAAATGGTGGTCCCTTCTATTGAAGATGAGGATGGAGATATTACATCTTATTGGTATTCAAGAGATTGGAAAGACAGGAGAAAGGAAAAGTATATTCCTCAGAATTTCCCTGCATTTGGATTATCAGATACAAAACAAACAGAGATATATGTAGCTAAAGAGTATAAGGCAGGTAACGAATATTTCGGTACACCTGATTATATGTCAGGATTACAATATGCTCAGATGGAGGAAGAGATTTCTAATATGGCTATCTCATCTATTCAGAATGGATTATCAGCAGGTTATATTATAAACATACCTAATGGTGACAACTACTCAGATGAAGAGAAAGCTCAATTTGAAAATCAAATAAAAAAGAAACTTACTTCAAGCTCTAATGCAAGTAATTTTATCATATCATTTAACGGATTAGATGTTGAGATATCAGTTACACCTTTTCCTGTTAATGCAAACGTACATAAGCAATGGGATTTCCTAACTGCTGAAGCAAAGAATCAGATAATGACATCTCACAGAGTTATATCACCATCTTTAGTAGGGCTATCTTCTGCTACAGGTTTCGCAAGTGAAGCTGATATGATGGATATGAGTGAGAAACAATTAATAAAAAGAGTTATAGCACCTAAGCAGCAATTTGTTTTAGAAGCTATAGAGGAAGTATTAGTTCAGTATGACATAAACTTAGATTTGATTTTTAAGCCTCTTACACAAGAGGAAGAGATTATAAAGGAAGAAACTATAGCTAAAGAGGATAACGTGCAGGAAACAGAGCTTAAAATGGCTTCTGAGGGATGTAATGGTGAGTGTGATACATTAGCTCCTATGGCAAATGAGTTAATTCAAATGGGTGAGGTTGTAAATGAGGACCAATGGGAGTTGTTATGTTCAGCTGAAGTTGATTATGATACTGATGATGATTTAAGAGGTTTCTTACAGTTTACTTCTACAGGAACTGCAAGACCAAATGCAAAGAGTTCACAAGATAGTGAAGATGTAAGAATCAGATATAGATATGTAGGTAACCCAAATCCTGAGAGAAAGTTTTGTCAGGAAATGATGAAGGCGAATAAATTATACAGGAAAGAGGATATTTTAAAGATGGAGAAATCATCTACTAACCCTAATTTCGGTAAAGGAGCAGGTGGGGATGCACCTTACTCTATTTGGCTATGGAAAGGTGGTGGGAAAATGTCTAAAGCGTTTCCTAATGGAACTTGTAAGCACAAATGGCAGAGAGAAATATATCTAAACAAAGGTAAGACAGATGTTAATAGCCCATTAGCTAAAAAAATAAGTACATCAGAAGCAAGGAGAAAGGGATATAAAGCACCTGCTAATAACAGTAATGTTTCTATAACACCTAACAAAAATAAATCTTAATAATTATGGCAGAGTTTTTATTCATAACACCACAGGAATTAAAGTCAACTACTATTTTAGGTGGTAATGTTGACCAAGATAAGTTCCTTTTTTCAATAGCTAATGTCCAAATAATCACAATACAAAGGTTATTAGGTACAGAGTTGTATGATGTTATATTAAGTGGAGCAGAAGCAGATACATTGACAGGATTATACCTTGAGTTATATGATAAATTTGTAAAGCCAATCACAAAGAATCAAGCCTTATCTGAATACGTTAAGATTAGTTCATATATGATTGCTAATGGAGGTGCATTCAAACATACTGCTGAAAATGCTGAGTTAATGACTGATGATGAGATAAATGGATTAGCTGACACTTACGCAGGGATAGCTGATACGTACATTGGTAGATTTGACAAATGGTTGTGTCATAATACAATACCTGAGTATAAATTATATCAGGATGAGGTTAATGCCTCAAAGAGTATGACAAACAGAAGTGGATGGTTCTTTGGTAGACCATCAAATAGAGTAGAGGATAGAAATTACGAGGAAGGTAATGGTGAGTGGAGTAGATACTCATACAAACACAGAAGATAATTATGGCTGAATTTATAACTTGTAATATTACTAAAGCAATTAAAAAAAATTGCAAAGATAGACAGGGAGGTATAGATAAACTATATCTGTTTGCTTATGAGAAATATTCAAAGAGCCTAAACTTAGTATCAGACCAAGAGGTAGTAACATTCCCTTTGACTGATGCTTTTTTATACGAAGCACAAAACATATCATTCACAGAGTCAACTGCAGTATTAAATGGTGGTATTGAGTGGACACAAAAATTAAACTTTACTATAACAGAATCAGATGAGCTATCTGAAGTATATAAATTAGCTAATAAAGATTATAGTGCAGTTATATTAGATAGGAATGGGAAGTATAGATTTATAGGGATGAGAAATGGTGGTGAGGTTACTGTAAGTGCTTCAAGTGGAACAAGTCGCTCAGATATGAATGGTTTTAATGTATCCTTAACTGCTAAGGAAGATAATCAAGCGTATTACATACCTAATTTTGAGACAATATTTAACGTAATAGATTAATAATTAATAATAAATAAATAATAAGAGAGATGATTAAAATTTATGAAGATTCAGTAACAAAAGAATTAGTAATTGAAAATGGTATTGAGTATAGATACCCTGCATTCTGCGAAATCCAAAGACAGAAGCAAGGTGATTACTTACTTGTTAAAACTGTACAAACAGGAGAGCTTTTAATACAAGCACCTTACACGAGCTTATTTGACGAATCAGGAACTGTATATGCTTCTTTTGCAGCATTAAAAACTGCATTAGATGGGTACTTTGATTCTGAAGTATAATGAGTAGGCGTAGAGTAATGATGATGCTATTTGGATTCTCTGATGAGACCAAAGCATTTGTCAGTAGGGTTAGAGATGATGGTGGGGTTATTGAAAAGCCTCAATGTATAGATAAAAAATTAAAATTATAAAGATATGGCAATACCAAATATGGCAATGATACCTTCAGGGTACAAGCCAACAAAATTATATAGTGTTTTACCAACTCCATCTTATGGGAGTGAGGAAATAACAAATGGGGATTTTTCTACAGATACGTGGTGGAGTAAAGATTTAAGTTGGACTATTGGAGGAGGTTCAGCTAACTCTAACGGAAGTGGATATATATTTAAAGGAGGGGTTTTAACTATTGGAAAAACTTATTTAGTAAGTTTTGATATTTCATCATACATAAGTGGTTCTTTAACATATCCTATTGGCGGATTTACTGCACCTTCATCTGTTGGTACATATTCTTTTACATATCAAGCATCTTCTCAAACTGTAAGTTTTAGTGGAAATTCTTTCATAGGCTCAATAGACAACATATCAGTTCAAGAAGTTTTAGTTTCAGATGCTGACTTTGACGTATCACGTGCAAGTAGTGCTACAAGAGTTAATCAACAAGGTTTAATAGAAACACCCGAGTTTATTTTAAGTGACGACTTGGTTACTAATGGGGATTTTGCTACTGATAGTGATTGGACTAAGGGAACGGGATGGAGTATTAGCAGTGGAAATGCAATAGCTTCAAATGTTCCAAGTGGAAACATATTATCTCAAAATATAACTTTCACAAGTGGTAAAACGTATAAAATAGTTTTTGAAATTAAAAGCATAAGTAGTGGAGGTATTAAAGTTAGGTTTCCTTCAGTAGGTTCGTCTATAGTAAGAACTACTGTTGGTATTTATGAGGAATATATAACAAGTGATGGAACAAATAGCCTTGTTGGTTTTCAAGCAATTAACACAACTACGGCTGCAATAGACAACGTATCTGTAGTACAAGTAGAAAGAGAGGATATCCCAAGATTAGACTATACAGATGGAGGATGCCCCGTACTTTTAACAGAGCCTCAGTCAACAAACTTAATAGCTGATAGCGAGGATTTTAGTCAATGGAACAATACAAATATCACGCTAATAAGCGGCTTCACCTCTCCAAGTGGAGATGATTCTGCTTATAGTCTCACGACAGATGCTAATTCATCAAGCAAACTTAATTTTTCTTTAGGTAGTCTATCAGCATCTACTGAGCATTCCGTTAGTGTATTTGTAAAAAAAGTAGGTTCAGACAACCAAGCAACTCTAAGGTATTACTCAGTAGAAGCAAACTTTCACGGCGTTGCTTTTGATTTTGATACAAAGGTTCTGAGTAATCAGATAGGTACTACAACTAACAGACAAGTGCAAGAGTTGAGTAATGGTTGGTTCAGAATAAGTTACACATTCACTACCTCTTCTGTCGTTACAAATCCGGGTGTTCAGCTAAGCAGAGACAATGCAAATAAAACAGTTCTGTATTACGGAGCTCAAATAGAAGAATTATCATACGCAACATCCTATATCCCTACATACGGAGCAATTTCTACAAGAGCAAGCGAAACTATAAATAATGCAGGGGATGTAAATACATTCAATTCAACAGAGGGAACATTGTTTGTGGAAATAGCAGCTTTAAGTGATGATTTAACCAATAGGTCTATAAGACTTTCTGATGGAAGTGTTTCAAACTATGTTGCTATTAGATTTAATAACGGAGGAAGCAACAGAATATACACAAGGGTTAATGTAGGAAGCTCTATCTCGTATTTTCACTTAGATTCATCTCACAATATAACTGATACAAATAAAATTGCAATAAGATATAAGGATTCAGATTTCGCTACTTTTATTAATGGAGTTAAAGTTTCAAGTCAAACAAGTGGTTCTTTATTTCCTATTAACACACTTAATGATTTATCTTTTTACGGAGGCAATTCAGTAAATGAACCTTTCTATGGTAAAACATCACAAGTGCAAGTATACAATACTGCTTTGAGTGATAGTGAATTACAAATTTTAACAACTATATAATAAATAATATATGAATAAGAAATATAGTATGCCTACAGAGGCAAAAGCAGAAGAATTAATCCTTGCTCTTAACACGAGTGAGGATGTAGTTCCATTTAGAAACATAACAGTAACAGAAGGTACTCACGCAATAGTTGCTTTAGGATTTCAAGATGAGATAATCATTGATGAAGAAACTGAAGAAGAGGTTATTGTACCTGGATTAACATTCGATGTTGATGTTATATGGAAGCAGAAGTTTGATGAAGAAGGTGTAGAACTTATATATGATGCTGATTGGGTTGAGTATGAAGTATCCCCTGAATTCCCTAAACACAGATTCCTATAATCCTATGAGCGACAAGGTAATAATAACACTGATAGAGTATATAGAAAATCCTTTTTTACTAACATTTATATTTGTATTTTTAATAACTGCACTTATATTAAAAGGGAGGATAAATATACTCTTCAATAGGTTTTTAAATAGTGTCGCAAACAAGTCTAATGATAGAAAGATAAATGAGTTTATACATCACGACATATTCAATACGTTAAATAATATTGTGTATGAAGTTAAGTTGCAACAGTATTTTACTCACGGAGAGTATGATGCAGTTAAAACAAAGATGTGTTATGACTTTGTAAGCAAGAAAAGCTCTGTATGTAGAGAGTTTATGATTGAGCTAATCAAAAGAAAGGACATTGACACTATGAGAGTTGATAGATTAAAGAATGTAATACTAACTGCTCAAGATAGAATGCACAAAGAGTACATAGCGAGGATTACTGATTTATGGTTGCAAAAGAAGATAGACAAAGAAGATGTAGATTACATTGTATTTCAGTTTGAAAAGTTTAGATATGACGTTGTAAATTCATTCTCTCACAGAATAGATGCTATATTTTCAAGCTCATTCCATAAAACTAATTATGATAGAGTATTAGCTATATTTGATATGTGGGCAATGGGTATAGATTTATTACCTAAAGATATGAAGGTTACATTTGAAAACTTGAATGGTAAGTTTAAAGATATAAACTACTAATATGAGGTTAACGGATAATTTTAGTAAGAGCGAATTTAATTGTAAATGTGGTTGTGAGATGCCTGATGATGTTTTAGATAACATTAAGTGTCTTGCAATCCAACTACAAGCGATTAGAGATAGGTTTAACGCATCTTTAATAATTAATAGTGCTTATAGATGTCCGAATCATAATCGTTCAATAGGGGGTGTTAAAAACAGTCAGCACGTTTTAGGGAAAGCAGCTGATATTGTTGTTAAGGGGTTTTCACCTAATGAAGTGGCAAATACTATTGAGAGTATGTTAAGAAATGAATACAATCCTCACTTTAATATTGGTGGATTAGGTAGATATAACACATTTACACATATAGACATACGTGGACATATGGCAAGATGGGATAATAGGGATTAAATGAAGAGAGTTAAGAATGCTTTTATTGGATTATTTCACTTAATAGTAATGATATTAGGTGGTATTGTTCGTATTAACTCAGTAAGAAATCCAAAGACAATAATGTTAATTAACAGAATTATATTGATTATATATATAACTTTGTTTTTAGCTAAAAGAATTAATTATGGACAATGAAAATAAATTAAAAAACGGAGGTAAAGGAACTGCAGTTGGTAATGCGTTACGTTTCCTTGTTAAGCAGGGTAAGAACATCGCTCCTGAGCTTTTAGACATTGCAGGTAGTATAACAGGTATTAAAGGATTAAACTCATTAGGAGACGCTATACGAGGTGATGCTGAGATAAGTGATTTTGATAAAGAATTATTACTTAAAGAGCTTGAGTTAGATATGGTAGAGATGGAGGAGGCTACCAAAAGGTTGCAATCTGATAATCAGTATGTAATCACAAGACTAATTAGACCTGTATCTTTTTTAATGATGCTTATAATGTTTATCTCAATAGTTTTGTTTGATGGTAATGTTGGGGAGTTTACTATAAATGAGGCGTATATACCTGTAATACAATCTTTATTCTCTATAATGGTTATATTTTACTTTAGTTCAAGGGGAATTGAGAAGATTAGTAAGATAATAAAAAAGTAAGAAAATACGTTATGTAATTGGAATTAACTAATAATAAATAAAAATAATAATGATTAGAAAAACGCAGAAACAGTTTACAGGCTTAAAGTCTGAATTAATCCCATCTTTACCTTATGGCTCTCAGTTTATAGCAGTAGACACAAAGGAATTATTTGTATATGATGAAAATCAATTACCTCAAAAGATAGCAGGTTCAGACCATACTGACACACTAAAGCATTTTGAATATGACGAAGAGCAAGACCAATTAATTGCTGATAGAGCTATTGAAACAACTCTTAACTCTTTATTCTTAGGAGAGCAACATAAGATGTCATCGGGTTCTGAAAATATATTTTTCACTAACTTGACTTCTGATATTAACTTTTTCCCTATGTGGGGAGGATTGAAAGACCAAGCGTTAACAGTTAATCAAGGTGCAAGTGGTTTCATACCTCCAAGTGGTAGAGTTTATTCTGATATGTTTAGTTTGCCTTTAGGAGGACAACCTAACCCATTAGTAGCAGTAGGGTACGAAGGAGATAACTACTTTGGTGTAAACATAACAGGTTTAGGAATTACAACAGTAGCAGCAGAGGAAGTTGACGAAACTATTAGATTGGAGTATAGAATTGAAATAGCAGGTAGAAATGTATATAAGCAAGTTTTACCACGTAACGCAGCACGTTCTACTGCTAACGACCATATATACGATGGAGATATTATCGAATGGTTTTTCGACCACCCTGTAGATGTAAGAGCAGGAACTACGCTTTTTGCTGAGATACATAAAGTTCGTATTTCTGACGATGTTGATTTAGGTGTATTTTTAGTTAAGCAAGGAGATACTGTAGACCCAAATACGGGACTTTTTCGATACCAAGCAACTGTACATAATAGATTGTTTGAGGATAAAGACTTAGAACTCATTAGTCCTTATTTGAAGTACAAAGCTATGGATTTTAAATTAGATTCTACAGGTTCTACTGTTCTTTTAAGGGATTTATCTTTAGGTTCTGATAGTGTATTAGTTCCTCACGCAGTTAATACCTTAGAGGCTACTGCAAATGGCTCAGAGATACAGATTAAGATTAAAGATGGTGCTAAGATTATAGTAGAATCCTTACCTGTGAATGCTATTAGTATTGATGGTTCTTTTGTTAACTCTGTACTTAATCAGGCAGTAGTACAACTAAATGAGGTATTTACCAATACTTCAGGATTTATCTCTCCTGATACCTTTGTTAACTCTTTCACATTAAGTGGTAATAATTTAACTTTAGGTTTAAATGATGGAGTATCTTATACTGTAGATGTAACTTCTTTGGGAGTTGACGAAAATAACTTTGTAGCTTCAGGTTCATTAAGTGGTTCAGATTTAACTCTTACAATGGATGATGCTACTACAGTAGTAATAGATGCTTCAAGTTTAGCTTTAGACACTAACGATGTAGTTGAGAGTGGTACTATTAATGGAGATGATTTAGAGTTGACTTTAAGTAACACATCAGTAATTACTATAGATGTATCTTCTTTATCAGTAGATACTACTTTATATGTTGAGAGTGGTGTATTAAGTGGAACTGATTTAGTTCTTACTATGAGTGACACTTCAACAGTTACTATAGATGCTTCAAGTTTGTCAATAGATACAGATACTACTATAACAGGTGGTGAAGTTAGTGGAACTGACATCTTATTAGACGTAAGTGATGGTTCTACATTAACTATCGATGCATCTACTTTAGGTGGAGCAGGTAGTTCAGGTAACCCTGTTGTTAGTGGTTCTGTTGTAGGAACTGATTTAGTATTGGTTTTAGATGATGCAACTCAGATAACTATTGACGCTACCAATATGATTAATGGTTCTTCTACTTTAGCGAGTGGTGGAGCAAATTGGTTTGTATCTTACGGAACTGATGCTAACGCAGCAGTAAATCATCCTCAAACTAACTTAGCAGCAGGTGTCGCAGGTAATGCTCCCTTCTACTTTGGAGCAGCTTTGACAAGAGGTTCTGAGATGAAATGGAATCATACACTTGTAAATAAACAATCTGTATTTGGAATATGGGCAGGAACTGAAGCTATAGGAGGTACATATAATTCAAGAATCTACTCTTATAATTGGAGTACTGCCTTTAAATGGCTTGGACAAGGGTTTGTAGATTTTAATACAAATATGGATTTAATCACTGCTAACAATACTGCAAGTGCTTATACTCCAATTCAGGGTTCTGAAATGATATTGAGATTTGGTAATGATGGGCATCTGAGCTTAATAAATGTTGTAGCAGGTGCTGAAGTTTTAGTTATGAAAACAACTATAGCCTTATCTGTTACTGAGTTTAATTTACAGATGGGGTCTGACCAAAATCAAAACTTTCCTGTAGCTCAGGTTGTAGATATAGAAAGTTTATGGGAGATTGTACACGACTACAATAATGTAGAAGGTGGTATTGATAATGGAATCTTAGACCACACTATTTTAAAGAGTGGTATATCTATAGAGATAGGTGAAAAGATTATGTTTATGCTTGACGAAGTTGGAGTAGGAGACTACTTTGGTACTAATTACACTAACGCATCTACAGGTATTGTAACTGCTGAAGAGCAGCTTGACAATCAATTTAAGTACCAAACCAATGAGGCTTTAGTATTTACTCAAGGAGGGGTTAATGATTGGGATATGAACACTAATGCTAATGGCTATTTCTTTGCAGCTAATTTAGACCAATATCGTGAAGGTGGTGGTTCAGGAACTGTACAAGGAATGTTCTCATTGAGATTCAACAATGATGGTAAATTAACTATCTATGATGAGGATGCAGGAGTGAAAGTAGCAACAGCTAAGATGGACCCTGTAATAGGCAGCTCAGTACATTTATACTATGGTGTGATAGGTAACAGAGCATATTACTCTATTCCTGTTATATCTAAGCAATCTTTAAGTCAAAGCAATCAGCCTAATTCAAATTATGTGCCGACTGTAGCAGACCAAAGTGCTTCAATAGAAGAAGGAGAGGTGTTAAACTATCAAGTTATAAGCTCTGACAATATAGTAAATCAGTTTGTTGAAGTAGACGCTCCAAGTTGGATGACTATGAATCAAAATAGTGGAGTGCTTAGTGGTACTGCTCCTGCGTTCTTAGGTACAAGTGCCGACACTATTGTAGTTACTTGTAAAGCAGGTAATGCTATTGGAGGTTCTGTAGATTTTACTGTAACTATTTCTGTGACAGAAGATACGAGCTATAGCAATACAAAATCTCTTAGCTTTAATGGTACGAGTTCTTTTGCTCAGGGTAATGCTACTCTTATGAATGCTATGGATAGAGCTTCTAATGGAGATGGTAATGCTTGGAGTTTAAGTATGTGGGTTAAGCCTTCATCAACTACATCTTCTCAGACTTTGTTTAATTATGGTTCAGGTAGTGCTACTTCTACAGGAGCAATTACATTATATCAGTCAGGTGGTAATAACCTTTTACTTCAGTATGGTACTGTAAGTGACAAGATAGTTATTGCATCTTTAGGTTGTTTAATTGTAGGTTCTTGGAATCACATATTAGTAACATTCGATGGTGGAACTACAGGAGTAACACAAGCTGACCTTTCTGACTATTATAGTAGATTTTCTATTGCAGTTGATGGTGTAGTTCAGACTCAGTATGGCTCACATACTAACAATGGTTACGATGGTGTTTTAAATGGCAATGATGTATCTGATAACATCTTTAGAATAGGTAGAGATAACAATGTTTATAATAACTATTTTGATGGTGTTATAAATCAAGTAGCTATTTGGAATAGTGATGAGTCTGCTAATTTAGCAACTATATATAATAGTGGTTCAGCTCAAGATTTAAGTTTATTAGCTTCTGCTCCTTCTCATTATTACGAGATAGAGAATAGTGTTACAACTATAACAGATGTAAGTGGAAGTGCTGACTTAACAGGGTATAACTTTACTAACTCAAACTTAGTAACAGATACACCATAATAATAAGTTTAATTGTTTTTTTTGATAAAAGAGCTTCCTTAATTGGAGGCTTTTTTGTTTTATATAATAAAAATAAATCATTTAGCGTTAATAGGTATATGGGAAAGAAACAGATAAACAGTCGGAAAGGTACCTATGATGGGATTAAGTTTGCAAGTCAATTAGAAATATCTTGCTACAAGCTATTACAAGCAGCAGGGATAGACTTTGAGTATGAAGGTGAAGTATTTGAACTTATGAGTGAGTTTCACTTAGATAACACCTTGTTTGTGCGTAGTGGTATGAAACCCCTTCAAGATAGAGGTGATTGTAAGGTTCGTAAAATATACTACACCCCTGACTTTGTTTCTGATAAGTTTGTGATTGAAGCTAAAGGACGTATGTCTCAATCATTCCCTTTAAGATGGAAGATGTTTTTAAATCTGATGCACAGGTCCAATGACAAACGTGCAATCTATATGCCAACCACTAAAGCTGATTGTGAAATAGTGGTAAAAGATATTTTAAAAAGATTTTATTCCTAATTTTTATTAAGTTAGTTACTACTAATAATATATAACTAAGGGCTACCCCTCTTCGGACCCTACCAATCCTCAAAAAATTGGTATCAAATTCTGTAATTTTTCAGATTTTTACCAAAAATGATACCTTTTTCAAATGCAATTCATACACATTGTCAATAACTTTCTACAACATTATTCCATTATTTAAAAACAAATCAAGTACCTTTGGGTTATATTAATATATAAGCAGAAATAAAATAGCTATAAGATAAAAAATATTTATAGTATAAAATTTCGTACCTTTGTACTTGCTTACAAATAATAAGATAAAAAATATGAAAGAATTATTTAAAGTATTACAAAACATTAAAGATGGTGTAAAAGGTGAATGTAAAAAACCTATAACAAAAAAATCAAAATACAAATATATATATTGGGATATAAATGTAAAGAAATGGACAGGTCAATTTTATCATAAAGGGAAATCTGTGTATGTGGGTGCTAATGGAAATCAGTACAAATTACATTTAAAAGTAAAGGAAGCAAGGTGTAAATTAAATCTAAAGTAGTATGAAGATAATAGAATCAAATCACAAATACGTTACATCAGAAATAGTAGAGGAATGCTTTGTAAAAGGAGAGTTGACTTCTGTGGATAAGGTTTTGTGTGGTAATGGATTTAGTACGGGATTCTTAAACCTTAAAGTTAGGAGGAATAGAATCAATATAATGATAGCACCTAATTTAGCAGTTATAGTTGAGAAAGAACAAGCATACTTGAATGATTGTAGACTACCATTAATGCATAAAGATAAAGTGTACACTACAGAGAATAGAATTAAATTCTTTTATGGTGACTCTGAAGATGATAATTTTGATGATGCAAATATACTAATGTTTGTAGCTGATTCTTTTATGATGAGAGGGGATGCTATAAGACAGATTAGTCACAGGGTAGATAAAGTATTAATAGATGAGGTCCATTCAGTACATCAGCAATCTTTATACAGAAAAATACTTGTGGACTTAGAGTATAAGGTTGTAAATAGATTCCCTTCAAATGTATCTATAGTATCTGTAACTGCATCACCTATTCAATTCGCTAAAGTAGATATTAAAATTAAGAATAATAACATACCACATCAATTAATAAACCACTCTAAAGACAGGAAAGAAGCATTAGAGAGGATTCATAATGATTTAGATATGGGTGAGAATGTAGTTGTATTCACTAATAACTCAGGAGTTATCTTTAATCTATCTAAAAAGAATGACAGGAGTTTAGATGGTAAGTTTGTATTAGGTGATAGTTTATACAATAGCATTAGTAAGAAGGTGACTGTAAGAGAAGATTCTAATAGTAATTTAACTGTAGTATCATCAAGAGGGTTTGAAGGATTTGATATAATGTATGAAGATGCAAGGGTATATTTCTTTGAAGATAGGAGTTCAGACTATGAGTCATTCTCAATAGGTAATTTATACCAAGCATTTAACAGAACTCGTAAAGGTGCAAGTTATGTTGAGTATTGTAGACAGGAGGTCTCAGAACGTCATAAGAGCGTGTTTAAGGACATTAAAAAAGAAGTTGATAGTTTTATACTACAAGAGAATATATCTACTGAGAAAAAGCTTAGTGGAGAGTATAAGAAATTTAAACCATATATAATAAGAGTGCAGGGAGCAGATGGTATAAAGATAAAAGCAAATACAATAGCAATAAATTTGTACTTAGAGAAAGAGATGTATAACTTAGAATTCCCACAGAAAGGGATTATGCAATTTGCAAAGGATAGAAATATTACATTCAACAAGATAGAAACTATGAGTAAGAGGATAAAAACAAGGACAGATAGGGATGTTGCAATAGAGATGTTATATGCTAATAAACATAATATTACAAAAAGAAACTCAATCCCTGCTGACTATCATTTAAAGGTTGATAATTTATGGAGTAAAGATAATGTAGAGACTCCTGAACAATTAAGGAAGGCTTATCATAAAGCATTAGATATGTATTTGATAGAGAAAAATTATGCACAGGACTATACTAATACAGATAGACAGGTGACTGCTTTAAATATATTAAATAATCCAATGGCTTTTCAAGAGTTGTGTGACCATATATTAGAGATGTACATATCATCTAAAAAAGAGAAGCATTCAAGAACCGAAGCTGCAAAGAGAATTAAAAGTTTCAAGAATTATCTACCCACTACAGTATCACAATTAATTGTGTCATTTGCAAGAGATACGATATCATTTGATAACAATCAAGTAGCTTGGAGGGATTATAACTTAGCAACTAAAGTTGGGATATCTCAATTAAGAGAGGTGTCAGAAACTGTATTTCAAACTAAGTTAGATGAGTATGATATTGTTTCAGCATTCCCAAGAATACTATATGCTATAAATGGTAAGAACTTACCTGATGATTTTTATGGGGAGAATAGAAAAAATAAAGTAGCAATGAATGTTTACTTAAATAGTTTTGGTTATGATGAAACTAAATCCTCATCTAAGAAATTACAGAAGCAAAGGGTAAAGAATAAGCTAAGGGGGTTCAATATGGATGAAGATGTTATAGCTTGGTTAATTGATAACTACTTTGAGAGTGCGTTTAGAGGGGACCTATTCAATAAGTTAGCATATTATGAAGAGCAGATTATAAATGAGTTGATAGAGATAATTAGGGATGGTGGTAATTGTAAGAATCAAGGTGTAGTTAGAAGGCACGATTCAGTTATAGTATTTGGGAATGAAGATAACTTGGAATACATAAGTTATTTCACACCTAAAATATTCCCTAACACAACAGGATGGTTTAAATAAATAAATAAATATAATATGAAGAGTACAGAATCAGGTAAGGATATTTTTATGGGGACCTTAGACTATAAAGATGTTAAGATAACAGATGAGAGATTTAAGGAGTGTATTGATGTAATTAAAAGAGTATTTAAAGATTAAAGATATGAAAGAAACAATAAAATTTATAATTTCAATAATAATAATAACAGTCGTATCGTTGGCTATGGCTCACTTTGTTGGAGACACTATTACTAAGGTTTAATATTTTTTACAAAAAAAGTAAAACACTTTAATAACTTTTTAGTTATATAGTATATAAGGGAGAAACTAATCTCTCTTTTTAAAAACAATAAATTATGAGAACAGATTGCAAAGGTTTATTATCGTTAGAGATGATGAAATTAGAAGAGAAGTATTTTAAATTAAAAAAGAAGTCCAAGTTAGATAATGCATTTATTTGGATTCTATTGGCACTCAACGGATTAAGTGTTTTATCAGAATTAATATCTTAATCAAATGTTAAAGTTATGTTAAAATTATTAATAAAATTAGGTTTGTATTTAAATGTTGTTGTATATTTGCAGAGTCAACAATGACAAACAACTTAAAAATTAGAATTATGAGAACAATAGAAGAATTAGTAAAAATGTCTGATTTAGAACACGAAAGAGGTCTTAAATTCCTTAACAATGGTCAGCTTGAAAAATACTCTAAATCTTACAAAGCAGTAACGGAATTAAACTCAAGAATAGAAATATTAAAATCAACAAAGTAAACTTAAAAAAAATTATGAAAACATTAAAAAGATTACACAGGAATACAGAATTAAGCGTAAAGATTGGATTACCAATATTAGCACTAATTATCTTACCATTATTAGTATCAATCACAATCAAAGTATTAACAACTCAAAATATAATATTTTAATTATGGAAAACGATTACAACGAAATAGTAAGGGATGCACTTAAGATGTATCAGAATAGCCTTAAAGATGATGTGTGGACCTATGACACTAATAGTAAGATAGAAAGAATATTAGAACACTTAAATAAATAAAGATGGCAGAAATAGTAACAGTAAAGTACAGAGGAATAACATTAGAATTAGAAGGTGATATCATACAGGCTTATGATGGAAGATACAATGAGAGGTCTGTAGGAATAGAATTTGAAACACAAGAGGTTTACGCAGGAGGCGTACTAATAACAAACTTATTAACAGGTGAAAACTTAATGGACTTAGATGCATTAGCAGTCGAAGTTATAAAATAAATAATTATGAGAAAAGAATTAAAAGGATGTCACAAATTTTGGGAGAGTAATAGAAACCCAATAACAATGAAGAAATGTGCAGATGAAAACAAACTACACATACACAATCAATCTAAAGAGCAGGAGCTTGAGTTAGAGCGATGGAGAGAAAGAAATGGAAGGAATGCTTATAAATTCATTTACGAGGAGTTAGAGGATATCTCTGACGATTATAGTGATAAAGGATTTATGTAATCAATTAAAAATCAATTAACAATTAAAATTAATAATTATGGAAGTAAACAAATTAAAAGAGATGTATGTAAAGTATGATTTGACAAAGGCAGATGTCTTTAAGCATCAGCATTATATAATCCTTACAAGGTCAGGAATCGAGAAGGTAAGTGCTTTAGAGAACATCAACATCACTTATGAAGTAATCAAATGTGAGCCTAACTTCGCAGTTGTAAAAGCTACTGCAATCAAAGGAGACAAAAGAATTGAGACTTTTGGTTCAGCATTAAAAGGAGCAGGATTTAAAGATGGGTCCACAAATAGTTGGTACGTAATGGAACTCGCAGAGAAGAGAAGTTTATCAAGAGCTACACTAAAAATGACAGGTCTGTATGAGCAGGGTGTTTTTGGTCAAGATGAGTCAGAATCATTTAAAAGAGAAGGATAAGATATGAATAGTTTAGATAAGTATATGGAAGATGAGTGGAATCAGTATATAGCTAATAACTCAGGTATGTCAATAAAAGATATGATGGAAATGGAAGGTGATAATTGTAAGGGTAATTGTGATGATTGCCTTTGTAGTAACAGAAGCGAAGATGAGCAATGGAAATATGTTGAAGGTATCAATACTGTTTCAGAAAACATCTCTAAAGCTGAGAAGCGTAAAGCCACACCAATATATTCAGGGTTTATTAAGTATTTCCCTGATGCTATTAGAGAGGTGGCTAAATGTTCACAAGTTGGTAATGACCAACATCATAAAGATAAACCTTTACATTGGGATAGGAATAAGAGTGGCGATGAGTTAGATGCAGCAATGAGACATTTAACAGACCACGCAGCAGGTATTGAGTTTGATGATGATGGAGTAAGACACTTGACCAAAACAACTTGGAGACTACTTGCTATGCTTCAGAAAACTATGGAGAATAAAATATAATGACATTCTCACAATCACAAAGTAAAGTCAACGCTATCCTGATGGAAACTAATATCTCATTAGAATATTTAACAGAGAATAACCTTTGGGATGGCGATTGGTTAAAGAAGAGTAGTAGTGATGTAATAGATTCACCTGAGGTCAGTAAAAGTATTAATAAACAATTAAAGATAATATGGTAGGAATATTTGATATAGATAGTATAGTGTACGCATCCTGTTATAACTCAGAGGATTTTGAGGAAGTTACAGATTCCTTTTGGAGTAAGTACAAAGACATTGTATATAATATGGAGATGCGATATGGTAACGTCAAAATGATTAATGTTGGATTCTGCACTAACAACTACAGAAAGAGCGTAGATTCAACTTATAAAGGTAATAGGACCTCAGATAAGCCTGAGCATTTAGAAGAGCTTATAGAGTACGTAAAAGAGAATTTAGATGTAGAGATGAGGTCAGGTATGGAGACTGATGATTTAGTAGCTAAGTTCTTAGATTATTATGGGAGGGATAAGAGTGTAATAATATCCATTGACAAAGATTACAATCAATTTGAATGCACCATATATAATTACAATAAGAGAGAGTTCATAAAGATTAGTAAAGATGAAGCACTATATAATTTGTGGGAGCAGATGGTGGTAGGTGATAGAGCTGATAATGTTTTAGTGTGTAAAGGTTATGGTGTTAAGTGGTGTGAGAAAAACTTTAAAGGTAAGAGTGAGTTTGGTATGATGAGAACTGTGTTAGGATTATACAAGAAACTATATAAGAGTAAAGGCAGAGAGAAGTTGATTAGGACCTATCTTTTATTAAAGCTAAATGTTTTTTAACATAACTTTAACAATCCTTTAACATTTTAATCTAATATGTTATTGTATGTTTGTACCTCAGTTAGGAGAGAGTGAGTGGTCTAATCCTTTTAAGGCTTGGTCGTCACGATTGGAAAAGAAGCTATGCTCTCTTCGGCTGATAAGGAGTTAGTTGAGTTGGATTAAAATTTTTAGAAGGGTTAGACATTCAGCTCATCAGCTACCTTACTTTAACATACGTTAAAAATATATGAAAGGTTATGGATATAGGATTATGGATTTACATAGGATTAATGATTTTTTGGCAAGTAGTGTTTGCTATACAAGATTATAAAAATAAATAAAATGGAGAATACAAAAAGATTAGAAGAGATAGTAAAGTATGTTAGTAAGAATGTAGGTGTTGATGTAAGCAAGAAGTCAAGAGATAGAGAAGTTATATATGGTAGAGCTTTGTACTATAAGATAGCTTTAAAAGATGTAGTTACTTCACTAAAGAATATAGGAGCTACAGTTGGAACTAACCACGCTACAGTAATGCATTCAAGAGATAAAGTGTTCCATAACATTGAAGGTGATAACTTTTATATGAATATCTACAGGAGTTACTTTGGATTAGATAACCTTGAGAGTTCATTTAGGAGTGTAGAGAATGAGGTCCTAACAACTAATGAGAAAGCGTATAGAGAATTGTCTGAGGAGGATAGAAAGATATACGATGAGAGAGCTGCATTAGTATTAAAGAGTTTTGAATGGAAACGTAAAGATGAGGAGAGAAAAGAAGTGTTTGAAAAAATATACATAGGATGTTAAAAAGAGATGAAATATTGGAAGAGTTAAAAGCTCTACACAAGTTATATCATAGTGGAGGATTCTGTTCACTAAGTAAAGATGAGTATGAAGCTGAAGTTAAAAGGTTGAGATTCAAATGGATAATAGATTACGATAGAGAATGTTAATAACTCTTTATAATAATCTAACTAAATAGCCAAACAAGACAGTAAGTTTGTAGTTATATAAATATATATAAGGGAGTAATAAATTAAAACAAATAAAATGAAAAAAGTATTATTAGTATTAGCATTAGGATTAGGATTAGTAAGTTGTAGTAAGGAAAGTATTCCTGAAGAGCCAATTCAAGAGTATTGCTTAGATTTGATAACAGGTTTAAGATATGACTATTTTGGATGCGATTGCTACCAATTAATTACTATTAATCAAGAAACGGAAGAAGAGATTGTTTGGTTAATAGACGAATCAACTTACGCACACTACAGAAACCAATACTTAAACGACTTATCAATGTGCTTTGATGGGTATCATTAATAAATATTAACAATTAAATTAAAATAAGTAAATTATGAGAGAAACATTAAAAAAAGTATTTTCAACATTGGCATCAATCCCTAAAGACAAGCTACTACATTTCTTCTATGGAAGTATAATAGCAACACCATTAGTGATATGGGGGACCACAATGGAAGCAGTAGGATTTATGATATTCGTATCAATTATTAAAGAAGTAGTGGATGCAAAGATGAGATTCAGTACACCAAATGCAACGGATGCATTATTCACATTCTTACCTACATTATTATTATTAGCAGTAAAGTTAACAACTCTTTAAAACTATTATCAAGAGTTAAAAGTAAAATTAGTATATTTGAAGTAACGCCGAATGTTTCACAATAAAGTGGACGGTTAAACAAAAGTCCTGTAAATCAGGCATTAAATTATGAGTGCAATAACAAATTTCAGTATCAATTTAGAAGCGATTCCAAAAGAGTTAATCGTTAAAGGTAAGAAAGGTTCTTACATCAATCTTACAATGTTTCAAAATGATGAGACAAAGTATGGTAACAATGCAAGTATTTCTGTATCACAATCACAGGATGATAGAGAAGCTAAAAACCCTAAGGTTTATTTAGGTAACGGAAAAGTTGTGTGGGTATCAGGAGAAGGAGTTTCTACTGCTGAAAGAGAGGATGCAGTTGCATCTAATGATGAGTCAGATTCTAATGATTTGCCATTCTAATAACCAATAAGATGGGGATGGGGTTAACGCTTCATCCCTTTTTATTTAAAAGAAAACAAACAAATGAGAGATAACAGATATAGATTAAGTGAAGTAGAGATTTCTGCTTTGATGGCTTCAAGAGTAAAGGAAGCTAAAGAAAATAAGGTGTTAGTTATTGGAGACATACACGCACCATTTACACGCAAGGATTACCTTCAGTTTTGTATTGATACATATAACAAGTACGAATGCAATAAAGTGGTATTCATTGGTGATATAATTGATAACCATTTCTCTTCTTATCACGAGACAGACGCTGATGGATTAGGTGGTGATACTGAGTTAGAGTTAGCTATTGATATGATTCAAGAATGGTACAAGGCTTTTCCTGATGCTTATGTTACTATTGGTAACCACGATGCAATTATAATGAGGAAGGCACAATCATCTGCAATACCTTCAAGATGGATAAAGGCTTACAATGAAGTGTTAGGTACTCCTAAATGGAAATGGGTTAATGATGTTGTGATTGATGATGTAAGATATGTACACGGACACAAGTCATCCAAAGCTCGTACTGCTGCGAAAAGAGATATGCAGAGTACAGTTACAGGTCACTACCATACTGATATGTATGTTGATTGGATGTTCGGTGCTAAGAAAGCAGTATTTGCATTAGCAGTAGGATGTGGTATTGATTCGGAATCTTATGCTATGGGATATATGCAGGGTGGTAAGAAGGAAGCATTAGGTTGTGGAGTTGTATTAGATAACGGACAGACACCGATAGCAGTTAAGATGCCACTAAACATCAAAGAATAATGAGAGGGATAAATGAGTTAGCCAAGCACGATACAAAGTGGAGAGAGATTGCATTCAAGATAACGTGGTGTAAAACAAAAGCAGATGATTTAGTGCAGGATATGTATTTAAAACTGATGGATAAGGATAAGGACCTTAATGATTATTACGTGACAATGACATTGAAATCTTTATTTATAGATGGGATTAGGAAGAGTAACAAAACCCTATCATTAATTGAAGGTATGGATGTTGAAGATAAGAGTCAGTCTTTTGAGCCAACAGATGAAGAGTTAGAGATACTAAATAAGATTAAAGCTCTACCATACAGACAACAGGAGTTCATAGCAGAGTCCTATGATAACTCTTTAAGAGAGATAGAAAGCATTTACAACATAAACTATGGATTTATCTACAGAGAGCTTCACAAAGGCTTAGATGCAGTTTTAGGGGATGCTAAAGAAGAATTATATAATAACTCGAATATGAAGAT